TTTCATCGCAACCTTTACAAAGGCAAAGGGTGCAATGAGTGATTCAGACACATTTACATTCACTTGTAAGTCTAACAAAGGTGAGGTTATCTTGGGTTATTCTAAAATCAATTCAAACCGAATCTCGATGAGTGTAGATTGTACTTGTGAGGGTGATGTTGAACCAATCTCATTCTCAGCTAAGTACCTAAAAGAAATCCTTAATGCAAATCGTGGGGCAAAGTCATCTTCCTTGAAGATTTCACCACAAGGTTTGGCTCATGTTTCATTTGAGCACGATGGGTTTAAGTCTAATTACTATTTGGTAGAGATTAAGTAATGCAGTTCTGGGACTCCGAACCGACAAAACCACAATTCGACTATGAATTGGAGAAGGAAAAGTTCATTGAAAATATGGACTATCTTTCTTCGATGTCAGTAGAAGAACAAACTCTTTATAAAAAATGGCAGGAGTGGAATTTTGATATTAAATCCGCCATGAAGCGTAAAGATAGTTTGGCTAAGTCATATGATATGATTTGGAAACCTACTGATATTATGAATAAGGAATTAACTATCAAAGAGATTGAAGAGTTGGAACCTTATGTCGAATTAGTAGATACTACCGAAGATACTGCAAAATGGACCGACATTCGTAAGTGTATATCATCTATGGCATTTACTGCGAATCCAGGACGAAATATCAAAGCGTTTGCTAAAGATAGAAAAACAGGCAAAGTACTTGGTGTAATCTCACTTGGTTCGGATGTCACTTCCTTGGGAGTTAGGGATAACTACATTGGGTGGACGAAGGAAAACAAGTTTCAAGATGGTAAACTTAACTATACAACCATTGGAACATCAATTATTGCCACACAACCATTGGGTTATAATTTTTTAGGTGGTAAACTTGTGTCCGCATTGACAACATCTCCCACATTTAGAGATTTGTGGAAAGAGAAGTATGGTCAGACATTAGTTGCAGTAGGAACCACCTCATTGTATGGTATCCATTCTCAATATAATGGTATTCCTCATTTTAAGACATTAGGTGAGTCGGCAGGTAAAGTCGCTACTAAACCAGATGATTCTGTTTATGAAGTATGGCACCAATGGGTTAAGGAAAATCTTTCCGATGAGTATGCACGACAAACTACTCAAAAAGAAGGAATTTCAGGACCTGTATCAGGAGTAAAACAACGAATACTATCCATTATATTTAAAGAATTGGGTATTAAACAAACTGAGTATATGCATGGATTCAAAAGAGGTGTATATTTCGCTCAGATGTATGAAAATGGTAATGAGTTTCTTCGTGGTGAGATTTCTGAAGATGAATTGACTATAAAAAAGAAATTCGAAGAAGGTGATGATTATACGGTTCGTTGGTGGAAACCAAAGGCGATTAAACGATACATCAAACTTTATGATGAAGGCCGTATCAAACCAGAAACCCTATATTATATGGACATCATTGGTATGTCTTGGGAAGATTGTAAAGCAAAATACTTAAGCGAAGTAGGACGATGAGTAATTCACTATGGGTCGAAAAATATCGACCAGACACATTAGAAGGTTATGTTGGAAACGAACATATCCTTGAGAAAGTAAAGATTTATATTGAAAATGAGGATGTACCTCACTTGTTGCTCTATGGAGTAGCTGGTACTGGTAAGACTACCCTCGCTAAAATCATCACCAATCAAATTGATTGTGATGTTATGTACATTAACGCTTCGGATGAAAACTCCGTTGATGCAGTTCGTGATAAGATTCGTGGATTCGCATCATCTATGGGATTCCGTAAGTGGAAAGTTGTAATCTTGGATGAGGCAGACTACTTGACACCAAATGCTCAAGCTGCACTCCGTAACTTGATGGAAACTTTCAGTAAATCTACTCGTTTCATTTTAACTTGTAACTATGTAGAAAAGGTAATTGACCCAATTCAAAGTAGATGTCAAACATTTGCAATTACACCACCATCAAAGAAAGATGTGGCAAAACGATTGTTTGATATTCTAAACGAAGAGGGTGTTGAATTTCAAACGGACGACCTTGCTATTCTTGTGAATAGTGGATATCCAGACATTCGTAGAGTTTTAAACGCTGCACAACGACAGGTCGTAAATAGTAAGTTGAAAATTGATACAACCTCTACTATTCAGGCAAACTATACCGATGATGTGGTCAAGATTCTACAAAAGGGTGGAGAAATGAAACAACAATTTACCGAAATCAGACAAATCATTGCTGATTCAAAAGTTAAAGACTTTACACCATTGTATAGAGCATTATACGATGAGGTAGATAACTACGCAAGTGGTAAAGTGGGTCAGACCATCCTAAACATCGCAGATGGTCAGTATAAAGACTCAATGGTAGTTGATAAAGAAATCAATGTAATGGCGATGATGTTAAATATATTAATTACAATAGGAAAGTAAATTATGGAAAAATCACAAGAATTATTTGAGCAGATGCAGGAGTTGTTTGCTCAATTTGAAACGGAACACAATGGTACAACCAAAGCATCTAAGACTCGCGCTCGCAAAGTAATCAACGAGTTGAAGAAATTGGTAACCGATTATCGTAAAGCATCGGTAGAAGAAAACAAGTAAGTTATGGCAAAGAAACAAAGTAAAATAGTACCGATGGGACGCCCTCAACAACAGGCCCCACAAATGCAGATTGACCCATTCAAGTTACCAACCGTGACTTGTCCAAATTGTGATGGCATTTTCTTCACAGAGTTGTCAATGTTTAAAGAAGTACCAGCAGTACAATCACCAAACGGACAGGCATCTATGTTGCCCATTCCTGTGGTAGTATGTAATGAATGTGGCACGGTTCACCCTAAATTCACTCCAAAGGAGTTCTTTGAAGATGGCGGAAACCAAGAAGGCTAAAACTTTGTTTGAACACCTCTCGGGAATAAAGGAGAAAAAATCTCCATGGGAATCCCTTTCGGTTATGGATAAAAAAAGTTTTGAACCATTTATGGTTAATCGATTCTTATCTATGAATATGGAATTCCTTGAGTTGGTCAATGAGTTACAAATGTATACCATTGGCCAACTCTCTCCCAGAGATGTTTATAAGTTATATTTGGATGTACTACCGAAAAAAAGGTCGTTTGATAAATACATCAAAGCAAAGGGTAGTGACAAGTATAATGATAAAGTTTTGGAATATCTATCAAGGTATTTTGAAGTATCTCAGAGAGAGGTTAAGGACTACCTTGAAATCCTATCAAAAGACGATGTGGTATACATCATTAAAAAGTTTGGCATAGAAGAAAAAGAAATCAAGAAATGGCTGAAATAATTAAAGAAGCAAAAACAAAAGTAGAGTGGGTTAAAGAAGAGGTTAAGGTTAACTATGGTGGTACTGAACAATCCGCAGTTGCGTATTGTGAGGAGAACTATCCCGAAATGATGGCTGAATACAAACGGATTATGTATGAACAATATGAAACCTTTTGTAAGAAACAACGAAACTACGGACCCGACAACATTTCAGTTGGAACTCGATTGGAAACAAAAGATGAGGTGAAAATTTCACTCACCGGATTGTGGTTTAGAATCAACGACAAGGTACAACGACTAAAACAAATGGTAGTGTTGGGTCAGCCAGATGAAGTTGGTGAGTCAATCCAAGATACATACGCAGACCTATCAGTATATGGTATTATTGCCCAAATCGTTCAGAACGGAAAGTGGGGTAAATAATAATGATTTCTTAACATAAAGATTTGGTGGTTTACGAATTATTTCGTATATTAGTATAAGAAAAGTAAGAGTAAATGAAAAAGTCAGTAGTATCAAACATATTCAATTTCCCTGTGTACGAGGAGCAGAAGGGTGATGTGAAAATCTCCTATTCTCAATACACAATGTGGGCTAATTGTCCTAAACAATGGAAACTGACTTATGTAGATGGTCACAAGATTGATGACCCATCAATTCACCTTATCTTTGGTACGGCGATGCACGAAGTAATCCAAGAGTGGTTGAAGGTCATTTATAGTGAGAGTCCATCTAAAGCTGACGAAATGGACTTAAACCAAATGTTATTAGATAACATGGCTAAGGAATACAAAAAGTCAATGGCCATCTATGGTGTTAAGTTCACTACAAAAGACCAAATGAATGAGTTCTACTCCGATGGTGTAGAAATCCTTGACTTCCTTCGTAAAAATCGTTCTGAATATTTCTCAACTCGTAAGATGAGGTTAGTAGGTGTAGAACTTCCCATCTACTATCCCGCATCCGAGTCCAACGAACACATCATGATGAAGGGTTTCCTTGATTTGGTGTTTGAGATTGTAGAAGATGGTACGATTGAGATTTGGGACATCAAGACATCCACGCGTGGGTGGAACAAATATCAGAAAGATGATAAGACCAAAACCGCTCAGTTAGTTCTTTATAAGAAGTTCTTCTCTGACCAGTATGGTTACCCTTTGGAAAAGATTCAAGTTCGTTATTTCATTGTAAA